CGATTTTTAGTAACGGCTGTACCTTTCCCTACTTTCTGGAAACGTGCTTGGCTACCTTTTACATTTTTAGTCTGCCTTACAGTATTCGCTAATTTAGAACCCATACGTTGATATGCCATATGAACTTCTGCTTCGAACTGTTTAATAAAGGCAGTTGATATTGATGTACTCATCTTTAATCTCCTGTTAAATTAAATTAATATTTCACAGTTGTCCTTTATCCTTCAATTCGGTTGTCCATTTAGGGCCTAGTTCCGAAATAATGGGCTGTATATCTACATCTACCTTTGGTAGATGCTTATAAAAGTAATACATTTCGATGTCATTTACAAGCATTGGTTGCTTTGCAAAGCAATATTTCTGCCATTTTAACCATTTTATGCTGCGTTTATGTTCATTTATTATAAAATTAAACATAAAAGTATAATGTGATTCTATATATGTAAGCCATCTTAAATTACCTTGTAGAAAAAATCTGCTGTGTTTATGTAATAAATCACTCGCTAGAAACCAAACTGTTGCTTTATATGGATTCGTTTTGCTGACTGGCATGCCTCCCCATATAGCTACAATTTCATTTGTGTCTTTTTCAAAAACAGTAAACGTATGTGTATTAGGGCGATTATATCTAAAAGGATTTATAAGTGCAGTAAGTGGATCAACTCCCATTGTAGCTAGTTCATATTTATCTAGCTGTTGTAGATTGGGAGCTAATCTAAAACAATCATCAGGGATTGTTTTTTCTACATAAAGCATTACTTTGTCAACATTCTAAATGCAGCATCTACTTTTGCTACATAGGTCTCATCTCTATAACGTGGATCAAAATATCTTTTATCTTGCATCATGGCTCTAGCGTCTGCCATTGTCAGTTGTTTTTCAGGTTGTGAATATTGCTCTGACCTAACACCTGATCTACCCATTTCCATCATTCTTTCAAGTGCTTGTATACCAGAAGCTGATGTACCTAAAGAATACTGAATAGCTTCAAATTCTTCTGGTGGAAAATTTTTTCCAGCCCAAGCATTAACAGCTTCTACTCTTGAAGTTGCATTTTCACCTAGTGCGGTCATTTCTGCTTCAATATTAGGTTGTTGATTCTGCATCATTTCTACATAAGTATTAATACCAGCATCATATTCTTCTTGTGTAAATCCATTTTCTTTAGCAATACCACCCCACCATTCTGTCATTGGATTTTCTGTAACCATTTCTTCTGTAATACCTTCTGGTAAAGCAGGTAACTCATAGGCTTCTGGTACATTTTCTGCATGCTCATTAGCAAGTTCTTCTATTAATTTTTCTTTAATAGTTTCTTCTTTACCACCTACATAAGTTTCAAGTTGTGTATATGACTTTGCCATTTCATCGTAATCAGCTTTGCCTTCTTTCCAAAACTTTTCAGGTATATGCTCTGGTCGTTCTTCTTGTGGTACTTCGTTTACAGGTACTTCATCTAGTATTTCTTGCTCTGTAATTTCTTCAGCCATTGTTGCTATCCTCCACTATTTTTTGTGATTTTCCTTTATTACTTCTACGCTGTATTAAACCTACAATATAACGCTGTCCTTCTATATGTCTTAGTTGATGATCAGATACTTCAGGTCCTGCTACAGTTTCAATCGTAATAGACCTTAGATAATTTAAAAATGTTTTACCTGCATCGGATGTGAATAATGCTCTTGATACTGCGTTTAGTGCTTCTTCCTGGTCTGGTGTTCTTTCCATACCATCAAGCCCTATAAGAGTTTTGACTTTCTTTTCTGCCATGCTACACCTCATGTTGTTAATTGTTCCACGTGAAACAGGAAGCAAAGGTACTTTCATCAAAACTGTGGGGGTTTAAATGCTTCGCTTCCCATTTGATAATAGTAAATTGTTACCGAAAGTCAAGGACTTATTGTGATAATTCTTCTGGTACTTCAACGCCACCTGATGCATTTTGCATCTGTTGCATCTGTTGCATTTGTTGCATTTGCTGCATCATAGTTGCCATTTCTTCTTTTGATCTTATTAATTCTTCTGGTATACCTAATTTTTTAGCTATAAATTTAGCAACTTCATCTTGTTTAATCATAGCATTAAGTAATTGTGGCCCTACTCTTTGTTGAATTAAACCTAAGAATCTATCTATATTAACTACATCTGATTGATGTTGAGCTTGTGCTAATGGGCTACTTGATTTAATTTGTACTTCTCTACCGTTAGCAACAGGTATATCAATACGCCCTTGTTTTTTAAGAATATAAATTACTCTTTGTAAGACAGGATTAACTAATTCTGCTTGCAATCTACCAAACGCAGCACCTATTTGCCTAGACAAATCAGCTTGACGTTCCGCTACTTCTGTTGCTGACATTGGTGTTTTCTCATTTGGATTGCCTAACATATCATTATACAATGCTTTCTTAATGTTAGTTCTCATATCACGCAATACTAAGTCAGATACATTAAAGTTACCTGCTTGTGCTATAGGTTGTAAACCTGCGCTACCTGCTGCTTTCGGGATGACTGTACCTGGAATAAGTGCAATGTTGTCAACGTTAATGACGCCATCATCTTCCACTTGGTACATACCTGAAATACTCATTTGTGCATTTTCTAAAATTAGTTCTACGACTAAATTAGATGTCTTTATTGCAGGCAACGCAAACTGTAATGGTCCTCTGCCGTATACTTCACCAGCACATTTTGACCATCTGTATACAATATAAGGATTGCTACCTTGTCCTTTGTATTCTTCTTCGTATATTTTATGCTCATATTCTTCTGCTATAGCACAAAACATATTTTTTTCTTCTTTAGTTTGTGAGTAATCACGATAAACAGACTCAACTATTTTAATTTCTTTGTCAGGATTAGCTTCCATATCCATTGCCATTTTATCATTAAAGATTGGTTTGCTGTATGCAAACATAAGTTCTTTAAGTTTCATCTTACGAGTTCGATACACACCATCTATTTTATCATCATGGCCACTTGTTAAGCATACTTGTGGTAATGGAATGGCTTTAAATTTTACTGGTTGAATGGCATCGCCTTCTTCAACTAATAAAACTCCTGTACCTAAAGCTATATCTAAAAATGTTTCATGTACTTCTTGTGAAAAGTTTGAGTTTTGCAATACTTCAAATACATATTCAGTTATTTCATCTAACGCTAAGTTAGTTTGTTTTTGTAATTCCTTTGGTATTTCTGAGCCTGCAACAAATTCAGCCCACCTAGCATAGTTAGGTACAATACCTGACTGCAATCTACTTGCAAATTCTTGTACGCCTACTACTGCTGTCTCATCAAAGATGTGATCGGTTCTTCTAGCACCTATTGATTCTTGAAAAAAAGATTCTCTTTGTGGTAAGGCGTATTCATAACATTCTTCAAAGACAGATACCCATTGATCTTTAATAGATTTTGCATGTTTGTATCTAGCTAATATTCTTTTAACTGGGTTTTCTGTTTGTGCAACATTTAATTCAGATGGAGAATCAATCATCTAAGCTCCTAAAGTTTTCTTTGTTTGATAACTGTCAGCTATATCAAAGCCACTACCACCTTTTCTTTTTCCTGTAAGTAAACTTCTTCGGCCTGTTTTGCCTGAAGCAAGAGCCATAGAAACTTCTGCTTGTTCAGCTTTTATTTGTTCAGCAGTTCGTCTTTCTTCTTTTAATGCTTCTGCACTTCTACGCCTTGATGCTTCTCTAGCATCTAATTCTTCTTGAGATGGTCCAGGTACTTTTGAACTAGGTCCGCACATTATCTGTTTCTCCTATCATGGATGTTACGCTTTGGTTTCACAGTATAAACATCAAAGGCTCGCTTTGCTACAAAAGGTTTGCTGGTCTTTCCTCCAAGCACTAATCTTCTCCCTTCTCCTGCACCTAACAATAAATACTGTAGTGCATCATGTATGTGTGAAAACCTATTTTTGTTTGGCTTCTCATCATAGCGTTCACCACTTGTTTGTATACGCTTGTAATGATAACCACCACTAAATCCTTTTATCAAGTTAATACATTTTGGATCAATTAACAAGCCTGATTCTCCGTCTGTCATTCTGGTTAATGTAGCATTAACTGCTTCTAATCTAATTAATACATCATTTGATGGTGCTGGTCTAGCATTTATTCCTTTGGATCTTAGTATTTGAAAGGGAGTTGCTTCATCTGTTTGCACTCGATGATCGCCTGCTGGATCACCAAAGACGTGAAACGTACGTGGTGCATACAATGCCATCTGTTGTTTTAATAAATCAGAGTACCTTACAATACCCATGTCCTCCGCTACCAGCTCATCTAGCAATACCCATCTACCACGTATGCGTTGAGCAAACACACAAGCAGGAGTTAATCCAAAATCTATTCCCATGTAGATTGG